CACCAATAATAATTTATTTCTTGGGTCTACAACCGATTTACAAAGAATGCTATTAGAAAATGAAAAGGTGATTAATGAAGACGCTTCTAAAGACAGCGACAAATAATAAATCTATCCACGTCGTTGATGAGATGTTTTCTAATGATGAATTACAATTCTTAGATGACTATTGCTCAAATGAATTAGGCGAACAATCCGAAAGTAATAATGTTAGTTGGGATGAAAGATTAGTTGAAGGAATATCTGGCGATATTCGAATAACGAAAACAGAACCTTTACTTGACCCTGAATTTTACGAATTAATTGTTTCTCGTTGTAACGAAGCATTCTCAATTAATATAGCTAATTGTACTATATTATTATACGAAGGTCAAGAAAAATCTGGAATTAATTGGCATAATGATGGAGATCGCAAAGCAGCAATCTCTATATATTTAACAGAGGGATGGGATAGAGACTATGGCGGTCTTTTCTCGTTCACTATGAATGAAGAGGATGATGGACTTTATACTTCTATTCTACCAAAAAGAAATAGAGGTTTAATTCAACAAGGTGGCGTACAACACGGTGTTACTTCAATAACCGATAGCGCACCTATCAGAAAAAGTCTACAAATTTGGATTTATGAATTACACTAAAAATAATAGCTACCTCGGCAACCCTAATGTAAAGCGTGATGGTGTTGACGAAGAGTGGACTCCGAAAAAGTTATCTGAATACAAGAAGTGTATGGGTGACCCAGCATACTTCTGTAAGAAATATGTTAAGGTGGTACATCTTGATAGAGGGCTGGTTAATTTCGATCTATATCCATACCAAGAACGTATGTTTGATCATTTTCAAGAAAATCGCTTTTCTATTATATTGGCTTGTCGTCAGTCTGGTAAATCTATTTCTTCGGTTGGTTATCTATTGTGGTATGCTTTATTTCATCCTGAAAAGACGATTGCTGTATTGGCTAACAAAGGTGCGACGGCGAGGGAAATGTTAGCGCGTATCACGTTAATGCTCGAAAACTTACCATTCTTTTTACAACCAGGTTGTAAAGCGCTTAACAAAGGTTCTGTCGAATTCTCTAACAACTCTCGTATTATCGCAGCAGCGACGTCAGGTTCTTCTATTCGTGGTATGTCTGTTAACTTACTATTTCTTGACGAATTTGCGTTCGTTGAAAATGCTGCGGAATTCTATACTTCAACCTATCCTGTTGTATCATCTGGTAAAGATACCAAGGTTATCATAACATCAACCGCAAACGGTATAGGTAATACCTATCAAAAGATATGGGAAGGTGCTGTACAAGGTGTAAATGAATATAAACCGTTTCGTGTTGATTGGTGGGACGTTCCTGGACGTGATGAGGAATGGAAGAATCAAACTATTGCTAACACCTCTCAGATACAGTTTGACCAAGAATTTGGTAATACGTTTTATGGAACAGGTAACACATTAATCGAAGGTCAAGTTCTATTAGACCTGAGAGCAAAACCGCCAATTCAAATGATGGAAGGTGGTTTGATGAAGATATATGAGGAACCTATTAAAAACCACGAATATGTTATGACTGTTGATGTATCTCACGGCGGTGGTGGTGATTACTCAACGTTCACTCTATTCGATGTTAGTGTTCGTCCATTTAAACAAGTTGCTTGTTATCGAAACAACACGATATCTCCGTTGTTATACCCAAACGTTATATACAAGTACGCAAATCTATATAACGAAGCCTATGTTGTCGTAGAGAATAATGACCAAGGTATGATGGTTTGTGTTGGTCTATATCAAGATTTAGAGTATGAGAATATTCACTTAGAATCTGCGGTAAAGGCGAATGCGATTGGTATTCGTATGGACAAAAAAGTAAAACGTATTGGTTGTTCGGGTATCAAAGACATCATTGAGAATAATAAATTAGATCTTTCTGACGAAGAAACAATTATGGAAATATCTACGTTCGTCTCAAAGGGTTCATCGTATGAAGCAAGTGACGGCAACCACGACGATTTAATGATGAACTTAGTTATGTTCGGATATTTTGTAACGACTCAATCATTTATGGATATGGCTAACGTCAATATCAAGCAAATGTTATTTGAGCAACGTATGAAAGAAATAGACGATGATGTTCCGCCATTTGGTATTATAGACGATGGTTTAGATTATGCGGATCAAGTAGACCTCACAGACCCTTTAAATAGTGGTTGGCATACGTTCGACGCACCTGATGGTTTCTCTTCCGAAGATTGGTAAGATTGTAAAAGATATAAATAATGCTATTGAAGAAATTCATCCGTATTATGTAAAACATATCATTCGCAAACCGATAAAAGGAAAGAGTTATGGCATTAACAACTCCATCTGCTTCACCTGCCGTATCTGTAAGAGAAATTGACTTAACTGGCGTCGCGCCAAACGTTCAAACTTCTACAGGTGCTTTTGTAGGTGACTTTAAATGGGGACCAATTAATCAACGAGTTAAAGTTTCAACTGAAACCGAACTTGTATCATTATTTGGCACACCAACAAACGAAACAGCTGTAGATTTCTTATCAGCAGCATATTTCTTAAAATATTCAAATTCACTATTCGTAGTTCGTGGTTCAGGCGCTGGCGCATTAAACGCTTCTTCTGGTACAGCTACATTGATCGAAAACCAAAATCATTGGGAAACTACAGTAAGCTCAAGTGCTTCTGCTCAAACAGTATTTGCTAAGTGCGCTGGCGCATTAGGTAATTCAATTGCTGTTGAAGTATGTACATCAGCTGGGTTTTCTACTTGGACTCACGCAGGATTATTCGATAGTGCACCAGTAGGTGACGAAGTTCACGTTGTAGTAAAAGACGTTGACGGCGAAATCTTAGGTTCTGCTGGCGTATTAGAATTATTCGCTTTTGTATCTACAACTCCTGGAGCTAAAACCGCTCAGGGTTCAAACAACTACGTATCTGATGTATTAAACAAACAGTCTGATTTCGTTTGGATGTCTGATGTTATTGAGATTGGCGCTGATTCTGGCGAAAATGGTATCGAAGCTTTCACCTTATCTGGTGGTGCTGATACTTCATCTCCTTCTTACGACTATTCTATCTTTAATGATGTTGATGCTGTTGAGGTTGATTTCTTAATCTGCGCTCAAGGTGCTTCTGCTTCTTCATTAATTACTGTTGCTGAACAACGTAAAGATTGTGTTGCTGTCATTTCACCATTACGTGATAATGTACTTGCTGGGTCAAACGCTAACTCAGAGATCATCTCTTGGGCTGGAAACTTAGCTAAATCATCATACGCTGTAATGGATAATAACTTCTTTAAGGTTTACGATAAGTACAACGATAAGTATGTATTCATCCCTGCTGCTTCTTCAACCGCTGGTCTTATGGCTGCGACTGATAATGTAGCTGCTCCTTGGTTCTCTCCTGCTGGCGATCGTCGCGGTGTTTACCTTGGTGTAACTGATGTTGCTTACAGCCCTTCTAAATCTCAACGTGATGATTTATACAAAGCTGGAATCAACCCTGTCGCTAATATCCCAGGATCTGGTGTAGTGTTATATGGCGATAAGACGTTTATGGATCGTCCATCTGCGTTTGACCGTATCAACGTTCGTCGTTTATTCTTAACTATTGAGCGTTCTATTAAGACTGCTGGTAAGAATGTAATGTTCGAATTTAACGATGAATTTACTCGTGCTGAGTTTGTTAATATCGTTGAACCGTTATTACGCGAAATCCAAGGTCGTCGTGGTATTACAGAATTCCGCGTTGTTTGTGACGAATCAAACAACACTCCAGCTGTTATAGACCGTAACGAATTTGTTGCTTCTATCTTCATCAAACCTGCTCGTTCTATCAACTTTGTTACTCTTAACTTTGTTGCTGTTAGAACTGGTGTTGAGTTTGAAGAAGTTGTTGGCTTAGTATAAGGAGAATAAATAATGTCTTTAAGAGTAGATGACTTTAAAGCAAAATTAAAAGGTGGCGGTGCTCGTCCTAATTTATTCCGTGCTAAAGTAAACTTTCCAGGATATGCGGGTGGTGATGTTGAACTAACATCATTCTTGTGTAAAGCTGCTCAGTTACCTGCTTCAGTAATGAATGTAATTGAAGTTCCATTCCGTGGACGTCAATTAAAAATTGCTGGCGACCGTACGTTCGAGCCGTGGGAAATTACTGTATTAAATGATACAGATTTCACAGTTCGTGACTCTATGGAACGTTGGATGAATGGTATGAACTCTCATAGTGAGAACGTTGGTATCACGAATCCTGTCGACTATCAAGCTGACTTAATTGTTGAGCAGTTAGATAAAGACGGTTCAGTAGTGAAAACATACACATTCCGTGGATGTTTCCCTACATTAGTTGCTGCGATTGACCTTAACTACGAAACTGTTGATACAGTTGAAGAGTTTGGCGTTACGATGCAAGTACAATATTGGGAATCTAATACGACTAATTAATATTCGTATAAGTAGTGGGTGTGGGGAGACTCATACCCACTTTTATATTATCTCGAGGAAATTATGGCAGACAATAGTATACTTCAATTATTTGGTTTTGAACTGAAGAAAGTCTCAAAAGCGAGTGCTGGAGAAGAAGATAAAAAAGCTCCTTCAATAGTACCAAAGACCGACGATGATGGCGCAGGATATGTGACAGCATCTGGTTCTCACTTTGGTCAGTATATTGATATGGAAGGCGCAGCAGCGAAAGATAATGTCGCTTTAATTCAAAAGTATCGCGGTATCGCTGAACATCCAGAAGTAGACGCAGCAATTGAAGATATTATTAATGAAGCTGTTGTATCATCTGAGCTAGAAGCTTCGGTCAGTATTAACTTAGACCAAGTAGACGCTCCTGATCGAATTAAGAAAACGATCACCGAAGAATTCGAAAACATCTATAGTCTATTAAACTTTGAAGAACACGGACACGATATGTTCCGTTCTTGGTATGTAGACGGTAGAATATATCACCACGTTGTAGTTAACGAATCAAATTTAAAAGCTGGTATCAAAGACATTCGTCCGATTGATGCTACGAAGATTCGTAAAGTAAAAGAAGTGGAATATAAAAAAGACCCTAAAACTGGGGCGAAGATAGTAGATAAGACAAACGAGTTTTTCATATACCAAGAAAAAGCTGGTATGAATCAAGGTATCAAATTAACACCTGACTCTATTTCTTACGTGACGTCTGGCTTGACTGACTCATCTAAGAAACGTGTAGTATCTTATTTACAAAAAGCAATTAAGCCAGTTAACCAATTACGTATGATGGAAGATTCACTTGTAATCTATCGTATGTCTCGCGCACCTGAACGTCGTATATTTTATATTGATGTAGGTAATATGCCGAAGGGTAAAGCTGAGCAACACATTAAAGACATTATGTCACGTTATAGAAACAAAGTAGTCTATGACGCAAACAGCGGTGAAATTAAAGACGACCGTAAACATATGTCTATGCTCGAAGATTTCTGGCTACCTCGCCGTGAAGGTGGACGTGGTACTGAGATTAGTACACTTCCTGGCGGTGAGAACTTAGGTCAAATAGACGAT